TTAATAAAACTCTATACCCGTAATCTTCAATGAGTTCTGGCGCTTCCCTTTAATTCCTTTTACATATTCAAAATGAATGTTTTTGATTGCCATCTTTATGAATTCAGTTTTTAACTCATCTTCCATTAATTCCCAGCCGTTTAGCAATGAATACTTGAAATTTTTAATCTTCTCATAGTTAAAAGTCTTACCCTTATCATTATCCTTGCGCTTTTCATACTCATGTATTTCTTTGTCAATACGACTTATTATTGGAAAAGCTTCATCCTTATCCATCATACCTTCTATAAAAAGTGTTTGACATCTAGCGCGTTCTTTTCGCAACTTTTCAATATCGATGCCGACATCTTCTATTTCTTTAGGTTGGTTTTCGATTTTATATGATGTTAAATCAAATTGTTTTAGATAATTGTAAAATTGTTTTAAAACCTCGCCTTCGTCGATGTTACATGCATTTTTATTTTTAGTATTTTTGCAGTTAGAACAAAAGTATAGTTTAGAATACCAAACTTCTTTATTTTTAGGCGTATGCTTGACTGTGTTTAAAGTCAATTTCTGGTTACAGTTTGGACATAATAGTTTACTTCTGAAAATAGCGTTATGTTTTACGATTGTAGAGTTAGTTTTTTCACTTATCCTTAATTTTATTTCTTCGTATTCTTCTTCACTTATAATAGCTTCGTGGGTGTTTTCGACGAATATGTCACCGAAAACAAGATGACCTCTAGCTACCGGACTCGTTAGAGCATTGCCTATAACTGATCTGTGCCAGTTTTTACCTAAGGGTGCTTTGTATTTAGAGTTGTTCAATTTTATAGTTATTTCTCTTAAACTAGTACCTTTTTTCGCTTCTTCTACTGCAAATCGTAATACTTTTTTATATTCATTAGGCACAAATTTATCGTTTACTCTGTCGTAATAGAAAGGAGGGACAGTTTTAGCTAACCCTTTTCTAGCTGATGCGCGTCGACCCATTGCAGTACGCTCTTGAATTGTAGTACGCTCCCACTCTGCCATAGCACCTACTAATGTTACGAACAAACGTCCCATAGCAGAAGTTGTGTCATATACTTCTGTTGCGCTCCTAAACAACACGTTTTTATTCTCAAACAATTCTAGTATCTCTAGTAAGTCTTTAACACTTCGAGTTAATCGATCTAGTTTATAGACTAAAACCAAATCAAAATTATCTATTTCATTCAACATTTCTTGTAAAGCGGGTCTGTCTTTTTTAGCTCCGGAGTATCCAGCGTCAGTATATACTTTATGAATTTTCCAGTCGTTTATGTCGCTGTAAGCTCTTAATTTTCTTTCTTGTTCTTCGATAGAGTGTCCTTTTTCTTTTTGTTCAAGTGTACTCACTCTAGTATAAATTGCTACTTTCATGTGCTCCCTCCTCAAAATTGGCAAAAAATAATAAGGGTAGGCGGGCTACCCAAAATTTAGTACTAGGTACTAAATATGTTATAATAAAATAAAAAGTAGGTGATAAGATGACTCAATTTCTAGGGGCGCTTCTTCTTACAGGAGTTTTAGGTTACATACCATATAAATATCTAACAATGATAGGTTTAGTTAGTGAAAAAAACAAGATTATCAATACTCCTGTATTATTGATTTTTTCTATTGAAACATGTTTGATATGGTTTTATACTTTTATAATTTTTAATAATGTTGATTTAAAAAATTTGAGTTTACTTCAGTTGCTTACAGGTCTAAAAGCAAATATTTGGTTTCTAATTATTTTTGTTTTAACAGTGCTTGTATTTAATCCTTTAATTGTTAAATTTATTATCTGGTTAATTAATATAACCAGAAAGTTTATGAAATTGGATTGTATAAGCTTATTAGACAAAAGAGACAAGTTGTTTAATAACAACGGTAAACCAGTATTTATAGTTATAAAAGACTTTGAAAACAGAATCATTGAAGAGGGTGAACTTAAAACCTATAATTCAGCTGGTAGCGATTTCGATTTACTAGAAGTTGAGCGACAAGATTTCAAAGTATCTGATTTACCGTCAAACGATGAATTGTATATTAAACATACGCTTGTAGACCTTAAACAACAAATTAAATTGGATTTATATTTAATGAATGAATACTAATCTTTTTTCTTAGCTTTTTCTGATAAAGTGCTTTTTAATTTTTCGCTGGCGCCTGACTTTTCAAAACTTTTGTTTAATGGGTTACTACGAGTAGTTTCTTGTTTTTTGTTTTTATCTACCATAAAATTCTCACCACCATTCAACGTCTACACTAGTAGGCGTTTTTTGATTTTTATATTAAAGGGCTATAAAAAGCTGTTAATACTTCAATTCTTTAATCCACATATATTTAAAAGTGAGGTAGTAGGTAATAAATATAAGACTTAAAGTTAAGATTGCTTTTTTCATGTCAATTTCTCCTTTGTTTATATTTATATTAAAGCGCCACATAGGCGCTATTAATCACATTTTAGTTCTATCGGTAATTTTAGACTCCATAACTCTTTGACGTGACTCTTTAGCTTCTCGAATCATATCTTTAAATTCTTGACTGTCTATAAAAGCTTTGGCTTCTTCTATTTGTTCTTGAGTAAGCTCTTTACCACCAGTATTGATGTGTAAGTGTTCAATTTCTTTATAAGTACTCATTTTTTCGACTCCTGTTCTTCAAGTTCACTTTTAGTTATAGGTAAACCATTGTTCAATCTATAAGTCAGTTCTTCTTCTGTATAAAAGGGGATTTCAACCATTTCCCACTCTTCAATGTTAATGTCAACTTCTTTAAAATCCATGTTAAACCCTCCTGTGAAATGAATTTTCTATTATTTATAGTAATTACTTATAAAAATACAATCTTTACCTATCTCAAACTTTGTATTCTAAATGTACTCGTAATCCATAGTCTGATTCTTTAGTAACGATTTTCTCTTCTAAATAATCTAAAGTTTTATACTTACCACCATTAATATATGCGTTACAAGAAACGATGTTGTCCATATGATTGACTAATCTTGAAGCATACTCTCTAGGTACATATCCAACGTGAAATTCAGAGTATTCATTTGAAATCATAACTTTTATCGCGTTTTCATCATAAGGATTATCCGGTTCTTTTTGTAAGAATACACCAGGAATAACCTCGTAATCAGAAATTTCATGCACCTTGTCTTCATAAAGTAATTCTTCTTTAAGTTCATTTCCTTTCAAATCACTATATAAGAAAAAGAAATCGTCGTTATTTTTCATTTTCTTGATAAGTTTCTTTAATTCTTTTCTACGACCTTCATAATTTAATCCTACGACGTCGAAAATTTCAACTTTAGTTTGTTCATCATCATTAATAGGTAGACAATCATTCGAGATAATTGTTTCCTTATTCTTAGATAATTGCATATAAGTTTTTAAAATTGAGATGAATCCTGTTAAAGGAGAGTTTGTTACGAAATAAACTGTTAATTTTCTATTATCGTTTAATGTTAAAAAAGCTTGGTTTTTCCAAATAGTAACAACAGTGTTATAATCTATCACCTCTGATAATGAGATTTTGAATATATAATCTTCTTCTTTCCTTATAAAACAAATCTCTTCATGTGAAATGAATATAGAACCCATTCTCCTCTTGTTTTCGTCGAATTTTATGTCGCAACTGTCGCTGATTATTGGTTCAAAGTAACTGTATTGATCTGATAATATTTTTTCATCTTGCTTTCTAGGTTTCATTTTACTACCTCCTATAAAATAACTTTTCCAACTAACCTCACACTT